TGCGTTCTGAATCTGTTGTGTTAATCTTTAATAAATCGTTCATGCTTATCCTTTCTTGCGTTTACTTACTTCACTATTTGTGTGGTATCTGTTCAAAAAAATATTTCGCCAATACTTACTTTTAAAATTCGAGCAATCTGCATCATACGATCAACAGTGGCTCGTTCTGGATTTTTTTCAATATTAATATACGATTGGCGTGTTAAATTAAGTGCTTTAGCCATATCATCCTGTGTAAGGTTATGTCTGGCTCTAAGCTCTTTAAGCGTATATTTAATTGGCTCGTTCATATTCTTTCAACCTCCTTGTAGCTACAGTTTACTTTGCTATTTGTGTGGTGTCAATAATTATTTTGCTATTTGTGTGGTAAAACTTTACTTTTTGTGATTTTTCATCTAATATTTGCTTAATAGAAAGGGGAATCAACATGAGTTATATTGCTAAAAATATACGTTTTTTACGTAAAAAAAGACATTTATCACAGTCCGAATTAGGAAAACGTTTGGAACGCGCAGAATCAACAATTCAAATGTGGGAAACCGATTTACGTACCCCAACTATGGAAACAGTAAGAAAGTTATCAGATATTTTCGGCATTGATATAAATTCGTTAGTTTCGATTGATTTATCCGTCGAGACTTATAGCACTGTTGACGAAAAGGATATTCAACGTATCAATATGGATTATTTTATTAAACAATTAATTTCATCCGGTGATACATTAAATAATTTCTTTGAGTATTATTTTAATGAATTTATGAGTTCCACCGGCTGGGATGGATACAGTGATTATTCATTTGCAACTATAGAGCAATTAAAAGCTCATTATGCTGATTTATATTACGGACGCAAAATATTCACTCACGAAGAACAACGAGAATTTAATAGCATATCAAGGATGAGTACATACGATTTTGATGACAAGTTTTCAGATTTTACAGTTAAAGAGATACTTAGTTTTTTAGACAACCCAAGAGAAAATCCTCTCATTACCTCAAGGTCAAACGATTTAGATTACGATATAGAACAATCTTTAATTGAAGCAGAGCGTTCTATAAAACTTTATCAACTACGAGGTGATATCTTGGAAGATGACGCGAACGAATACCTCAAAAAAATTAAAATGATTTGTGATCAATTTATTCCATATTTAGAAACTGATTTCAGCTCTGAAATAAAAGAAAATTTTGAGCCTTATAAATCTGCAAGAAATATGAACGAAACATCAAAGAATATGATTCCAGTTCTCGGCATCGTCCCTTGCGGCGAGCCTATTGAGGCGATCGAGGAAGTTATCGAATGGATCGAGGTTGTTCCAAGTCAAGCAAAGGGACACTTCGGGCTTATTGCAAAAGGTGACTCAATGTCACCATATATCCTTGATGGTGACATCCTGATTGTAAAGTACACACCAGATGTCAATTCTGGGAAGATTGCAATTGTAAAAGTGAATGGCGACGAAGCAACCTGCAAACGTCTAATGATAAACGACGCCGGCATTACACTGATGCCGTACAATCCAACGTATCAGCCTATGATGTTCAGCCCACAGGAAGTGGAAGACAAACCGGTTATCATCATCGGTGAAGTTGTTGAAATAAGAAGAAGATTTTAGAATCGATAAAAGAGTGGTTGGTGATTATTAAATGGACGGTAGCAACGAAGATTGGAAAAATAGGCCAACTATCATAGAAAGCTGGCCTAAAGAAATTACACATGTGGTTTTTATGGATGAAAATGGGAGTGCAGAATTAAACTCTTTGAAAAGAGCGATGGAGAGAAATGTTGCTCCAGATGATGGATCAAAGTTTTTTAACGTGGCAGCTTGTATCATGTCGAAGGATTCTTTCTTTGACGCTCGCGATAGATTTTTGAAAGTTAAACATGATTTTTGGCAAAATGGAATGTTCCCTAATAGAAAAACTGGAAATCTAGAACGTGTTTGTTTTCATACTTCAGAGATACATAAAGGTCATAACGCCTTCAATGACTCAGTGATTAACCGACAAGATTTTTTCAATCGTTTGACAGATGAAATCAGTAAAACCGACATGTGCATTGTTGATTCATACATCAACAAAGTTGCCTTAGTAAATAAATATGCGATATGTGGAGACCCATATGCATTAGCAACAGAATTCATCCTTGAGCGAATTGCCACAAGAGCTTTAAATCATAATGAGACAGCAATCATTATTCTTGAATCACGCGGTAAAGATGCTGATCGAGCGTTGCTAAAATACTTAGTAAAAACAATACAATTTGGCACTCAATTTGTAGATAGTGAAAAATTCAAAAAAATTAAAGGTGTCTTTTTTAATCCAAAATACTGCAAAGACAAATCCAAAAGCTACATAGGATTAGAAATTGCAGATTTATGTGCATATCCCATTTTTAAATGGTGTAAATTCCAACGTCCTGACCAAAATTTTACTACTTTAAGAAAAAAGCTTCTCGGTTCCCCAAATAGGATAGCTGGATTGGGAATAAAAATTTTTCCATAAAAAAATACCACTTTCACAAGTGGTATTCCGACCGCGAAATTGCGATCCCTTTACAGTTATAATATAGCACGTAATTCAAAAAAAGAAAATAAAAAGCAATCTATCATTTCTTTTAGATTGCAATTGCCAGAAAAGGTAAGACCAGTAACCTTTCTGCACGTATTTAAACATAGGGTTGCATTAGTGTCAAAAATTTAATTTTTCGACAATATAACCATCCTTATTGTCAGAAAACAAGAAAATCGAAATTAAAAAAACACGCCGCTCTCTTACGCCCGACGTATAGCGTGACCCATACAAACTCTAGCCGGCACAAGGCGATTGATCAGATCACCCGAGTTGTTCAGTACTTCCGCAGGATGTTCTCACTGTCCTGTCGGCAATATAAATATATCTATATTCCTGCATTTTGAAAAGCAAAACATAAATAAAATATTTTCGATTATATAAATAAGCTAAAAATAACATTGAAAGACTTAAAAACAGCCATATCTATAAAAAAATATCGGTTTTTAAACAGATAAATGAGCAAAACAAGAAAGGAGTAACTATGGATCAATTTGATAAGTATTTAGAAGAGATCGAGGCAGCTATGTGTAAGATGGACCCAATTGAACAAGATAGATTAATGGAAGTAATAAGAATTTCTTTCCCTGAATATTTTGGCGGCAATCACATGAAGTCATAGGAAGGAATACGTATGAAAGAAAAATGGATACGTGAGATCCAATCCAAAACCAAAGGCAATGGTTATAAAGTCGAAGCAAAAGTGCGCGAAGATAATATGCTTAGATCAATCAACGGTGGACGCTTCTACGTTGCGGATTATGACGGTGATAAGAAACTTGCAAAGATGGCAGCCATTGAAGCAAGAAACAGACTTCAAAAAGAGATAGAGGTAGATAAATATGCCATGAACCATCTGACAGTTGAAGATTGCTATTTGAAGTCTTTGCGGGATCGTCAGGCATCCATCAAAACAAAGCAACGTCACGATAGCATGTTTAAAGCAATGATACCCAATTCTTTAAAAAAGAAAGATATTCTAAAAGTCACCACAAGTGATGTCCAGTCGTCCATAAACGCCTACTGTTTAAACCATACACAGGCGCAAATGAATCATGCCATGTGTATTTGGCGGCAGATATACAAGGCTGCTCTTACTGCAGAAATACCAGTAATTGACCGTTCGCAGATGGTCATCGTTCCAAAATCTAAGATTGTGAGAAAGAAAAAAGATAACTCTATTACCTATGAACAGTTTGTACTATTTGCAGATGAATTATTAAAATACAACTGTATAAGTGAATCCGGTCGTCACCGTTCCTCCGCCATCTGGTATGCTTGCCAGATTATGCTATACACAGGATTGCGGCCACAAGAAGTATATGCGCTTTCTAAGAGCGATATAGACCTAGAAAGCATGCAATTATCAATCAATAAGTCTGTAGGCTCTACAAGCACATTAGAGCGCCAAATAGTACCAGTTAAGACAATTTACTCTGATGCAATTATCCCTATCTCTACGCAGTTAAAACCGATATTAGAACAGATGATAGCGTGGTCAAAGAATCATGGATTACTTTTAGCCGATATTGACGGAAAGCCATTTGACATTGATCTAGTGTGCACTCTAATTGTAAATGTATCTCGTAAATGCAAGTCTAAGTATGGTTTTACGTTCAATCAATATAAGTTACGCCATCTATTTAGCAAAGACTTATTCGAAGCAAATGTAAATCCTAAAGTTATCCAGGCATTGATGCGACATGCTAATGAAAACATGAGTCTGTATTACGCATACACAACTGACGAAGATAAGGCAAAAGCAATCGAAAATCGAAAGTTATAATTTAGCGAACATTTAACGAACAACTGCAAGATTTAAGTAAAAATATGTACGATATAACAAGAAGTTAGAAAAAATCAGAATGTGAAAATATTCAATGAACACGTGCTTTTCAAGAGATATACACATGCATTCATATATACATTGTTTGCCTCATTAGTCGCCCCTTAGTATATGTAGAAAACTCGCTTAAATAGCGAGTTTTTATTATGTTCTTATACTTTTAGCGAACAATTTGGCGAACAATTTACAAATAGCATAAAAAAAACGAGCCTACCCTCGCAATGAGAGTAGGCTTTCAATTACTTCATATCTTCTTCCTGTGCTTCTTTGTATTGCTTATTTGATACGTGAAGAATAGCGCCTAAGAACGCATCAATCGCCATGATCGTACCACTTACTTGTTGCGGATATGGCAAGTCCCATAATCCGGCAAGCGCCAAGTACAATACTGATAAAGCGGGTAATACAGTTAGTGCGATTTCTTTTAGTAAATCATAAGTCTTGTTATTTTTAATAAGCATTTTCTTTTCCTCCTATATTTTGTTTCTTAAATAATTTGAGATTGCATTACTTGCTGTTTTGATTGCATCTGCGTCACCGTTTGCGATGGCGGAGATTTGTGCCAACTGCAAACGGCTCATCTCTTTTAAATCAAGCAATTGTTCGGTCATATCATCACGATCCGTTTCTAATTTGCATATACGTTTTTCGTGGTCATCTAATCGTGCATTCTGTTTTTCTTCAGGTTGCTTAAATTTAACAGTCCATCTTTCCAGTATTGCTGTAGCACCACCGACTGTAACGATAGAACCAGCGATCCAAAAGATAAACGTGATTATCATTTCAGCATCAAATTTTGGAATCATACGTATCACCACCTATCTAACACGAATTGTCTTACCTGGATAAATCAGATCCGGATTAGCAATTCCGTTAACTTCAGCTAGCCATTGCCAAGTCGTACCGTATCGAGCCGCAATCGATGATAGATTGTCGCCTGGTTGGATCGTGTAATACTCTTCACCA